TTCCAAGTAGCAGTATCACAGAAGAATACATTAGCTTGAGATGGGTTGTACCGAGGGTCCAACCATGCAGATAGATCATCTAAGAAACTATCAGCAGTGTAAGAAGTTGTACTAAAGCCACTAAAAATGTTACCATTATTTAGAACCCAGTCAACTGCACCCTGTGTATATTTAACGTCACCACTAGAACCTTGTGAACCAAACAAGAGAGATTGCTCTATGTCCCATTTATGTTCAATAAGTTTCTCTTTCCATACACGAGCCCATTCACTGGAGTCATACTTCAATGAAGTTGCACGTGCGGTATTTGTCATTGCCATGGATGTCTTCCATATTTGGGTTTGTCCATAGTCATTTGAGTAAGGTTGGTCTTTCCAAGTTTCTGGATAGCCTGAACCTTCTTCAAATCCACTACCAATCACGTAAGAGCGCTTAGCTTCAAGAGCTTCAGAGCTGCTTGCATAAACACTATCTGCTGCCATATCACCAGCAACAGTTGTCATCAGAGTTTTAGAGGAAGTTCTTACAAACTTACCACTAAGAATTGCTGCATCTGCATCTGCGTGAGTAGATGTAGCACCATCTGATTCTTGAAGTGTTACGCCTTCCACCTTGAACAAACAGTAATCTGTTTGCGCTGTTCCAGCGGTTGTATCACAAAGATTAACCTTTATAACTTGACCGGGAAGGTAGAATTGAGGTTGGGTTCCATCGTCACCTACTTTAATCTCATTAGTAGACTGACCATATACATTCTGAATATTACCAGAATTTTTATAGTCTGTAGCCATTTTAAGATAGTAAGTGCCGGTAGCGTCTGCATCAATTGAGCCATCAGCAGTCCAACTAGCACCATCGGTACTAACTGCTATTGCATATGCATAACGTTTATGCCAACTTCCACGTTTGGTAGCGAACTTAAAGCTCGGATCATCTGTAGACTGTTTTGAAGCCTTAGACAGAAGCCGAAAGAATGGATCTTGCGCAATAGCAAGTTCTGATACACGATCACCGAAGTTATATTTTCTCCGAAGATCACCAGTCGCTAAACTGGAACCATCAAAACCACTATCCGCAACACCCAGATTGGATAGATTAAAATAATCAGCCATTTGGATTATCCTTTCATGTTATATCTGTCGGCAGGATAATCGTTGTGATTAACCGCCAAACAGATCCTCTAAGTCACCATCAGAGCCTTTAAGTGCATCAAAAACTTCATCTTCATATTTTTGCTCCACTTTGGCACTATTAACGCCAGCGGAACTTGCAGGTATTTCACGAACATTCTTCATTTGGCTAAGCATGTCTTTCTTGGCATTAGCAGCAATTTTAGTATTTGCCTGATCACGATTGATAAGATAATGAATGTCATTAAGGGTCATTTTATGACTCTTAGCTTTATCCATCATTACTTTAAAATCATCATCAGACATTTTATTTTGCTCTTTAAACTTCTGTGCCTCAACATCCATAGTCTCTTTACGGGCATTCTTAGCTGTACGTCGTTTCTCAATGTCTTGTGCCTTGGCAATTTTGGTATTAACCTCTTTGTCAAGATACTTACGAAAAACTTTAGCAGAATCAGATCCAGATTCAGTCATAGCTTCGTGAGGATCAAAAACAAAGTCCTCGCCTAAGTGTAACTCTTCCTGAATAGTCTTCTGTTGTACATTACCCTGAAGATAATCGCGAACATGATCTACAAGACCACGGTCGTTTTTCATTGCGTCCAATATCGGCTTATAAGATTCGTTGTCTTTAAGCTCAGTATTTAACCTTTGAGCTTCTCTACTTGAATCTTTATACCGTTTTTCCCAGTCAACTTCGTCTTTGGTGCCCTCTTCTGATTGTTCAGGGGTTGCCTTTGCAGGGCCCTGAGTCTCTTGAGGGGTTACCGGATTATCTGTTTTCTCGGGTTCAGTGATTGCACTATTGACTTCAGCCTCCAGCGCATCAAAGAAATTCTCAGCAGAGCCAAAATCATCCGTTGCCGAATCCAATGGGTTACTACCTTGTATCTCTTCTTTCATTTATATATCTCTCCTTATCATTTTATAATAAACTGCATAATTTAACCCTTTTCTTTAGACGATTGCAAGTTATTTTTTATTCTTTTTGCCTCTATGCCTAAATCTTTACCTATAAGCGCAGCTTCCTTCCTTATCGTATCACGATAAAATCTTTGCTCAGCAAGGGTTTGATTCTCAGCCTTGGCAATAGACGTCTTAGTTTCTTCCTTACGCTTGCCAACCTCTATAGCACCCTGCATAACTTTTTGCTTGATACCTGATTGAACAAGTTGTCTTTCAAGGGTTTCAATAGTTCCTTCTTTATCTTTCAATGTTTGCTCCATACCTTGTAATCTCCCTGACATCTGAGCCATTTGACTCTTACGTTGTGATATACGTGCTTTATTTCTAATATCTGTCTCTGCCAATACTGCCATATCATCTACTACGCCTAATTTCATTAACTCTTTTAATTCAGCTAAATATGCCCATCTATTGACAGGTAATGTAGAACCAGCAACAATTCTTACATCAAATTTAGCAGCAGCATAATCATGGAATTTACCAATAACCTCACCATATTCATTATACATTGGGATATTAATCTCTACCTCTTTTTCCTCAGGAACATCATTGGGTTGTACAATACGAATAACTTTATGAGCAGTATATACGGCCTGTGAATATTGCTTAACTATTAAACCAATCTGTCTAAGCGCAGGTTCAATAGCATGTTTTAACCAGCCTTTTATCCTTCTTGTTCCATATTCATCCATAGCAAGCATACCACGAAATGTTTCATGCTGTGCCCCTGTATCTCCCTGCATACCAGCATAAATGCCAGCTAAATATTCCATATCCTGCTTTCCTTCCTGTACTATCTGGAAAAATGCATTAGATAACGGCATAGGCATTACGGGAGTTGGTGGATTAGCACCTGGCCTGATAGGTAGTAATGCACCAGGAGAGCTTGAATATTTTTCCCAATAATCCATATCTATAGAACCCTCCTCGTGCATCCACCGTAGCGAACTTCCTAAGGAAGCATTATGTACCATAATTTGGTGAGACTTATTAAGTTCACGCTGTTTACCTATAAGTGGTGCTACTGCGCTAACTGGATAAGGGGTACCTGTCCATTTAAAATGAAGTGGTACTATCGGATATTCTGTAATAGTCTCTGGAAGGAATTGTTCACTTAATAAAGTATCTCCAACAATTTTTGTATGTCTTATCCTTGATTCATAAAACTGTATCTGATCAACAAGCATTTCTGCAAATTCAGGAACCTCAATCATCTCCTTAAATTCCTTCTCACTAACAATCCTATTCTCCACCTGAGAAGCCTCTGCTTGAAGTTCGCTCATATATTCTTGTTCTGCTGACTTTAATTGATCCTCCACCATCTTCGCAGACTTCTGCATTTCCAGGTCATATCTCTCCTGAAGCATCTCTCCCGCAGCTACTGCAGCCTGCATTGTACGATCCTGCTCTAATAACTGGACCTCCATTTCCGACTTCAATTCTTTAATACGTACTGTCACGCGTTGAGATATCTGCTTTAAAACTTCCTTATCAGGTGGAACTTGATAAAAAACATTAACATATGAAACTTTAATTTTTTCATACATTTCAAAAAATTCTAATAAAGTATCATTCTCTCCAGTCTCAGGATCCACAGATTCACTTTCGGTGATATCCTTGTAATGAAAATCCTTGCGAGCACTATCAATAGCCTTTTCCGTATATATATAATCAGCACTCTCATCAGAAGAAGCTTTAGCTATCTTTTTTGCATAATCAGGGAATAATATCTGCAGATGATTTCGTGGCAATACCTTACGTATCAAAATAAAAGCAGCATCTCTAAATAAAATATCTCTTGATTTTGGATCTACATATATATCAAATGGCTCTGGCTGCCTAATTACAACATCACCCATACCATGATCACTATCTACATCTACATCTATTTGTAGATAACCAAGACTTTTAGTAATAGCATCATTTGTAGCATTGGCTATAAGAGTAGCCCCATCTGAATTATTCCATATATAATCTGCTACATCAGAGAATAATGCTGCTACATCAACATCTGAACCATCAACGCCAACAGCCTGCCAACGAGGTTCATTAGCAGTAGCATAGAAATTAAGCATTTCAACTACCGGAAGTATACGATTAATTGTAAAAGTAGGCATTCCCTGATCTTCCAATGCAGATCTTTCTGACTCTGTAAGTTGATTATCATTAGAGAAATCAAAACCTTTTTGGTTAATATATTCCCATTGGACTCTATTAGCTGAATTAGCCCTCTGGAATATTTGTCTAACAAGTTCTACTCTTTTTTTATTATTTGCCATTTTTTCCCCGTTTTATTTTAACGCATTTACCATTAACTGTTTTATATCCTTTACCGCATTTATTATACTTCCTACGCGTATCACCAGTCTTTAAAGGACTCTTATCTTCTACTCCTAAATCATCTGTTCCAAAGTAATCTGCCATTATCTTAATCCATTCCCGCCTCTACGACGACGCTTATCCTGCTTCCCCCTCCTCCTAGCTTCAATTCTTGGTTTCTCCACAACCATCTTTGGTTCTTCAATAGAAAGCATAGATGTTAATATTAATTCTGCTATCATTTATGTACCTTTGTTAAGAATTCTTTTGGCAACCCCTGAGAAAACAATCCAGTCTCCTTACCCATCTTTACTCCCTCGGAAGTTACATCCTGTATTCTGCCTGTTGTAGTAAAATGCTTTTTCATGAAT